TTGCTATACTTAGCGGATTAATATTAAATCTAACGCTTGGATTCGGTATTACTACAGTAGAAGTAATTGAAGGAAACGGAACATCTTCAATTTCCATATTGATCTGAGGAACACCAAATGCGATAGCAGATTCATATGAATTTGCATATAATATAGAATTTAATTTAGGCGTTCCAAAACTATTCTGTGTCGTAACTGACTGTGGTGCAATTAATGGCACAACAGAAAGGGTGCCAAAACTTAATTCAGAATTTACGGAATTTACATTTACTGTGAAGTTTAAGTTTTCAACAGAACCAAATGAAACTGTTGATTCTGCACTTTCTGCATAAATTATTGAATTTAATTGTGATGAACCAAATTCAAGTGTAGATGAAACAGAATTAGAATATATGTTACTGTTTATTTGTGCATCGCCAAATAATAATGTAGATGATAATGTAGTAGGAGTAACATATAATTTTAATGCATCTTCACCATATGACACAGTAGACTCTATAGACTGTGCATAAATTATTGAATTTAATTGTGATGAACCAAATGCAAGTGTAGATTCGGCTGAATTTGGATGTATCTGAACAAATAGATTGCTTACTCCAAAAGAAAGTCCACTCGCAACAGAGTAGTCAAGACTATCAATACCTTGTTGAATAGTATTTGATTGATATGCTTGAATTGCTACATTTTCAACACAAAATAAGTTATCAGAAAGATATAAATTCTGTCTAACATTTATGTATACATGATGCGTGTTCGGAATCTCTACCGTAGAGTCAATTGCTTTATCGTTGGTGTCTATGAATTGTATTATCGATGTATCTTGTTGTGCCGATAAAAGCGTATTAGCAAATTCCGATAATGCAACGCCCAAAACAATCTTTTGAGAAAGTAGTTCTAGTCCGAAAGTTAAAGTTTGATTATCAAATGTTTTATTTGTACTATCAAACGTAGTATTGGCCATGATTTAATTTATATCAAAAATTAAAGAGCAAAAATTTTACTTGATCCGCTAGAGAAGACTACTGTGATATCACCACCATTAGGCAGAATTGGCAAACCAGTTGCGCTATCAATGTATGCAATTAACCTAGAAGTAGATTGTACTCCCGTATCTTGAAATATTAATAATGCTTCACAATTTGCACCAGTAACGGATGTGAATGTTGCATCATCGGCATCAAAAACTCCATTGGTAACGGTTTTACTTGATAGTGATGTACTTGATATTATAGCACTATTTGACACCTCATTTCGATATTGATGTGATGCGCTATAAGTATAGACACCAGTGTCAACAAGTGCTATAGTAACGGTATTTGCTACCATGTTTATCGAACCATTTAAAAATGCTTCTTTTGCTTTAGAATAAAGTGCGTTTGCCATGTGTTTCCCCTATTAAATTTTATGATTTACCTATTTATAAAACAACCGGAGTGCCGATTTTTATAAATGCTTTTGTTGATGAAATTGCGTATCCAATTTTTAAAGAAAATGTCGCACCATCGATAGTAGAAGTTGTTACTATATTGCCATTATCTCCAAGATATAACGACTGTTCGGGAGTCCAAGTCCAAGATGCATTTGTGATAGATCCAAACGTAATTGTTTGTCCAGAGTTATTTAAAACACCAAGAATTTTATCAACTTGTGTCAATTGTAATGCAGAAGCAAGAATTGTTTCGCCATTTGAATTTAACGCAACCATTTTATATGAAGTTGCGTTACTATTAGTGAAAATAACATTCAAAGATTCGGATGCACCACCACCTGTATTGGCTTGATTGTATGCCGCTTGTGCTAGAGTAGTCGCAGTATTGGCTTGAGTGTATGCGCTATTTGCAGTTGTTCGTGCCAGAGTGTCTGTGCCTGCACCACCACCCGTATTAGCTTGATTGTATGCGGCTTGCGCTAAAGTGGTTGCTGTGTTGGCTTGAATGTATGCTGAGTTTGCTGTGGACCAAGCAGAGTTTGCTCTTGCTCTAGCAATAGTATCTACTGTACCACCACCGCCACCCGATTGTTCTACGAATTCAAATTTCTGTGTGGACTCATTAAATGATAAAACAAATCCATCAGCAAGACCAGTAGTATCAACGTCATCTAAGTAGCGTAGATTAACTTCACCGCCACCACTACTACCGCCTCCACGATCCGATAGAATCGTATTTACTTTTGCTTTGTACTGAGTTACATCTTTTTGTAAAACTTCTTTAAACTGATTGACAGATTGTTCAATAGCTTTTAAGTCTGCGTCTTTACCATCCTTACCTGGAATACCTTGAATACCTTGCGGTCCAATTTCACCTTGTGGTCCTGCTGGTCCTTGTTGTCCATCTCGGCCGTTCTGGCCTTGCTCACCTCTGTCGCCTTTGGCACCTCGCTCACCTTGAATACCTTGGGCGCCAATTGGTCCAACGGAACCAATTCTGCCTGCTTCTCCATCTTTTCCGTCCAAACCATTTTGTCCATCTGCGCCCCTATCGCCTTTCAGTCCTTCCGGACCACGTTCACCAGCAACGCCTTGTATTCCTTGTTCGCCTTGAGGACCAACTTCGCCCTGTTCGCCTTTATCGCCTTTGTCTCCTTTAAGCCCACGTGGACCTTCAAGCCCCATATTACCTTGTGGACCGCTTTGGCCTTTGTCGCCTTGTGGTCCTGTTTCACCAGCTAAACCTTGTGGTCCACGTTCGCCTTGTGCGCCAGTAGCACCAATAGGACCTCGCAAGCCTTGTGTGCCTGCGGGTCCTTGAATGTACTCAACGATTGGCTGTTTTGTTTTTTCTTCTAAAAAAGATACTAACTCAGTTTTTAGTTTTTGTACTTCTTTTTTAGTATATGCAACAGAGGTTGCAATTGCAACAGCATCGTTTAGGGTTGTATTAATTTCCTTCTTTGTCAACTTTAGCCTCTTCAACTAATGTGCCAAAAAATGCTGTCATCGATTTTGCTAATTCTCTTTGATCTGCATCATCGATTATTCTAGTCTCGGTTTCTTCTTTCTTCACACTCACAACAAGTTGTTGTGGTGGAGGTGAAGGTGGTGGAATAGGCTCTTCTACTGGATCGTCTTCGGCCTCTGCGGCTTCTTCTTCCATTTGTTCATCAATCTCTTTAATGTCATCTTCGGATTGCTGAAGAATATTCTTGCGAACATATCCAATAGAAAAATACTTGCCAACGTAATTGTCAATGTCAGAAAGAATACCTAAACGTTCTTTCATAATCTCAACGTTCTTTAATTCTGTGAAGTGTGCATCAGATTGGAAATCATAACTGATTTCTTCTTTCATTTGTTCCCACTCTTTACGTGTGCAAACACCTTTAAGAAGAAGCTGTGTTTCAAGCATTTTGTCAAACAAGTGTGAAAATCTCAAACGTAGTCTAGCAATAAATTTACCAAACTTTAATTCATCTCTAGTAATTTCAGAGGCACGTCCTAAAGAGAATCCGCTATCAGACTCTAAACGTGAAACTGGAACGTTCAAGGACTTAAACATTTTCTTTTGGAAATACAATACGTCTTCAATCTCACCAAGATTCTGCCCACCTTGTAGTGTAGTAATCTCTGTACCTTTACCACCTTCTCTACGTGGCAACCAAAAGTCTTCAAGCATTGTTTGATATCGTCTATCGTCACGAATCTCACCGGTGTTTGCATCATACACTAGTTTGTTTTTATACTTCTGCATGATTTCACGCAAGTACTGTTCAGCCTTCATCTTAGGCAAGTTACCTACGTCAATGTAAAAGATTCTACGTTCTGGTGCCCTTGCAATACGATAGATGACTGTTGCATCTTCCAACATACGTAATTGATTGAGGGGCTTGATTGCTTTATGTAGGTGTGAGATGATAACTTTACCATCTTTGTCTGTTAGTCCAGAGTGTGTATAGGAGATTGCGTCTGGTGCAATCTTAATTCCTTGATTACCATCATTTGCAAAGCCTTTATCAGAGTAGATAAAGTATTCATTATAACTTGTTGTTGGATTTACAGTTCCTGTTGCAAGATTCTTTTGTGCTTTTTTAGCTTCACGAACTTTGCGAATTTTACGTGGGTCGATGTAGCGAATTTCTTTTAATCCTTGTCTAGGATTCTTATCGTCAATCATCATGTGATAGTATAGTCTACCATCTACGTACCATCTACGAAAGATATCATATCCTTGATTGTTGAAGTCTAATAGTTTCATCACATAATAGAACTCATCACGAATTTTATTCTTAATGGATTCTGGCTGTTCTAGTTTATCTAAAATAACTTGAACTGGATAGTCGCTGTCATCAAAGACTAATGCTTCATTCACAATGTCTTCAATAGCCGTGTCACATTCTGGCTGTAATGCCATCTCACGATATTTTTTAATTAAGTCGGAATCTGATCTTATTTGTCCTTCAAGATCCATATAGGTGCCGTAAATACCGCCACCCGAAATCGGAACCGAGCCATCTTCATCGACGGAAGGAACAAAAGATTTTAATTGTTCAGATTCGGCTTCTTCTTTGCCGATCTTATATCCAAAAAGTTTGAATGCCATATATGATTCTCTCTAAAAAAAATGGGGGCGTAATAGCCCCCATTGTTGACAACTATTACGCAATTATTTATACTGCGTAAAAATCAGCATCACGTTATGTAGTCATATCTGCGGTAGGCGCAAATGTTTCGTCCTTATTGCCTGCTTGTAAGTAATGATATTGGAAATTAACTGTAAATTCTGACAATGTATCTGTACTATCAAACGACAAATCTAATGCACCAACGTCTGTTGGATATGCATCTGTCAATTGATATTGTCTAGATATTGATCCATCAGCTTTTAAGTGTTTAATTTTAACTGTCTGATAATAGTCTGTTGCAAGAGATTTAGATGTAGACTCATAATCTGATGTAGATACATAATTTACCCAAGCATTAAATGCATTACGTAAAGTGTGATTTTCATCATTCATTATTGTTACTGACCAATCTGCAAATGTTCTATCTCCAGCAATCTTAATTCTTCGTCCTGCTCTAAAAGGAACTTCAATGACCCCAATAGTAAAACCTGGCACGGCGGCCGCTTTACATAAAAGTGTCATGCCATTGCTTAATGCTGTTGAAGTTGACGATATGGCCGTGACAACAGTAGGGGGAAATGTTAATTCTATTTGAAATAGATTGGCTCTGGCGCCTTTGGCGAGTTGTGTTTTTAATGTTGATATTGTTGCGAATGACATTTTGGCTCCTTATATTTACACGTTATTGCCAGCGGCTTCGTTAGTTGGAGTGCCAATCTCAAAATAGTCATATGTCCAAGTTACTGTGTAATCTTCTACAGCATCTGTGGTGTCATATGATAGATCGATTGATGAAATGTCGCTTGGCCAGCAATTGATTAGTTTATATTCACCGGCATTAACTGAACTTCCATCTTCTCTTAATTGAAAAACTTCAACTGTGCCATATAAACCTTTTGTTGTCGTAGTGCCAACGGATAGTGATCCAGCGTTTCTGTTACCAATAACGCCCGCACCAAAGTTGACTTTGACAATATCATTCTGCCACTTCTCTAATACTGAACGAGATTTGAAGTTCTCATCGTTAAGGATTGTTGTGCTGTATTCAGAAAATGTTCTATCTCCACCCATTTTTAAGCGGCGTCCAGCATTCATAGGAATTTCAATTGTTCCTAATGTTGATGATGGCAATGATGCCGCTCTGCACAAATATTCAACTGCGGTTAAATCATATCCCGCTGGCGCACTAATTTTAATTTTAAATAGATTAGGTCTTGACCCTGCGCCAAGAACTGATCTAAAATCTGATATTTTAAATGACATAACTTTCTCCTTTATTTTCTGTAATTATTTATCCTACAATTTCATTGAATGTAGCGGTACCTCTTACAGAAACAAAGTTAAGTTGAATGAAGTTAACAGAACGAACTGGTTGTACGAAAATGTCACATACGAATTCATTTGCATTTACAACGTCTTCTGGATTATTTGTTCCATCACAAATAACTCTGAATGCTGTAATGCCTCTGCGTGATTGAACACTTCTTAAGTAAGGAGTAATCAAATTCACAAAGTTTGAACGTGTTGTGTCATCGTTTTGGTCGAACAACAAATTGTCTGCGGCTTGTCCAATTGTCTTTTGCAATTCAATAAACAATCTACGAACATTAAGTCTGTTTGTAGATGTATTTCTTAGTGTGAATGTCTTGTCACCAAACAATACTGTACCACGACCAACTTGTGTGATAACAGGATTAACCGATGCACGATACAATGTGTCACGTTCAGTTTGATTTGGATTGAAAGCCAAACGAACTAAGTTTTGAATACGACCAGCAATAAAACCAGCTGGAGACAACCATGGCTCACGATTCAAATCGTTACGTGCAATACAACCTGCAACGTCTGCATTCAATGGCACATAAACATATGCGTCATTGTACTTGTCGTATTGATATTTCCATCCGCTATCTGCGACAACGTATGTTGAACGTGTGATAGTGTCTGCCCATGAACCGATAGCAGTTGCTTCAGAACCAGCATTGTTAACAACATTTGCTCTCAATGGAGAAACAGCAACTACAACGTCTTTTCTAATATCAGCAACGTCAGCAATAATTCTATTAATTACTGTTGCGTTTGATTGACCAGCGATAATGATTGAAGCAGGGATTTCAGATTTGTTAGCAAATTCTGCATAGCCTGTTGTACGATCACCATCGGATACTGCGACACCATCGGAGCCACCAGCAAGTGAATATACTTTTGGTGTAGATACTGCGGTATATGTTGTTGGAGTTCCAGCTACGAGTAATGCAGTACCCCAATTTGATCCTGATGCATCGTGGTCTGTCCAACGAATCCAATTAGATTGTTCGTTGATAACGTCTTTGTAGTAGTTTGATCCACCATTTTCACCTTTAGCATTTGATGCTTTAGATAATGCAGAAAACTTCTCTAAAAGTGTTCCTGGAACTCCTGTGATATCACCAGTTCTGTCAACGACTGCAATGTGAATTTCATCACCAGATGCTCCAAGAGTAGTTGCGGCAGAAGATGTTCCTGGACTTGTGTCAAATTCGCCAAAATATTCCCAACGGCGAGTAGCAGAAACTGCGGCCGCACCAGTTAAGTGAGCGGAAGAGATTGTGAATGATGTTGCGTTAGCGATAGCAGAAACTTGATTAGTACGACCACCGATAACAACTAAATCACCAACTTGCAATTGTGTGTTTGCCACAGAACCAGAACCAGTAACAGTTGTTCCACCAACAGCAACTGTAAATGTTCCAGTTAATGCTGAAGTATATGCGCTTGCGCTTGGGCAGGCAGACACTTTAATGGCATTACCTAAAGCGCCAGCGTATTTACCCATCCATGGACCATTGTCAAAAGATGTAGTATTTAAATATACGTCATCGTTCTTAATCAAGGATCCAACACCTGCTGTGTTAGAACCTGTTGTTGCTTCTGCTGTCGCATTTAATGCTGTGTTTGCTACACGAACAACAAACAATGGAGACGAATATCCTAAAAAGTTTGCGGCAGACAAGAAGTCTACAACATTATTTGTATTTGGTTTACCATATTGAGACACCAAATCAGATTCCGAAGTTACCTGAGTTGGGAATTCAATAGGACCCCAATTGAATTGACCGGCGAAAGCGCCGGCGGTGGAAGCGACTGACTGATTAGATGCAACCAAATCTTGTTCGGTGATCTTAACGCCTGGTGAAATGAGACTTATAGCCATTGAATTCTCCTTGTTATAATGTTTTTTTGTTGTTGGGTTTCTTTAATTTATTTATAAAAAATCAGTTTTCTGAGTTTCCCAAACCTGCCCTGAAGCGTCTTTAAAAAATGCTTCTTCTTCTCCATTATTTATAAAACCAAAGGGTGTTACTTCCTCCTCAATCATTTTGATTCTTGCTTCATATAGTTCTTTTCGAATGTTGATATTTGTCAATTCTTTGAAGTATGAATTTGTTGTTAGCCATGAAAACAGCACTAAAGGCATGACTAAATCATCGTGATATCCTTCGTCAGCAGAATAGCTGTTTCTTTTTTCAATAAATGTTGAAATCTCAGATATGGTGTCTGCATCATTGATAAGAAGTTTTTTCTCTTCAACCAATGACTTGAAGTTAGAACATCCGATGCGCTTAACTTTCTTGTCTGTAATAACACCTAGTTGTGTCTTACCCCCACCAAAACCCCCATTAACAACTTGTCCTTGAGTTGTTCTAGAAACTGATATGATATTTTCATACTCATATTCTGCATAGAGAATCTCTGCAACTTGCTCTGAAGAATTGATTTCAATTAGAACGTATGCTTCAT